AGAGATCGAGGAACTGCGTGGTACACTCCGCCAGCTCCAGACAAGCGTACTCCCCCGTGTAGAGCAGGTTGTGCAGAACCAAGCACATTCTGCTGAGCAGAGTTTTTGGGCGGAACTAGGACGGCTTGCGCCAGATTGGCGTGATATCAATGCCAACCAAGGGTTCCATAGTTGGCTGTTAGAGGTAGACCCACTGTCGGGATTGACCCGTCAGACCTTCCTCGACAACGCACAGCGCAGTCAAGACGCGCGCCGCGTTGCTCAGTTCTTTGAGACTTGGCAGGGCCAAGCAGGCCAATCTGTTGCTCAGACCACTCGGCACGCCGCCGCAAGTCAGCTTGAGAAGCAAGTCTCCCCCGGTAAAGGGCGGTCGGGTAGTACCCCGAGCGGCTCACCCGGTAAGACCTACAACCCCGAGGCCATCGCGCAGTTCTACGCGGATGTCCGTCAAGGGCGCTTCAAGGGCAAGGACGAGGAGCGTGCTCGCATTGAACGTGACATCTTCGCCGCACAGCGCGAAGGTCGCATCACCAACGGTTAGATAGGAGCCCAACATGGCGTACCCCGTTTCCCCCGGCCGGCCCAACTACTCCGGGAACTTCATCCCTGAGATTTGGTCCGGCAAACTGATCGAGAACTTCTACGACGCCACTGTGCTCGCAGCGATCTCGAACACCGACTACGAAGGCGAGATCAAGAGCATGGGCGATACGGTTAATATCCGTACTCAGCCCAACATCACGATCCGTGAATACGTCAAGGGCCAGAACCTTGTCGTAGAAAACCCTGACAAGCCGAAGATTCAGCTGGTCATCGACAAAGGCGAGTACTTCTCCTGCATCGAAGACGATGTGGATAAGGTGCAGACCGATGTTAATCTGATGGACATGTGGTCGAAAGACGCATCCGAGCAGATGAAGATCAAGATCGACCAGCGCGTGCTGACCGATCTACTGCCCGGCGTAGGCACATCCAACCGCGGCGTCACTGCCGGTGCTAAGTCTAGCGCGTTTAACCTTGGTACGGCTGGCGCTCCGCTGACCATCACCAAGGACGGCGTGTCTTCGACTGTGTCCATCGTCGACCTGATCGTCGATATGGGTACTGTGCTGGACGAGGCGAACTGCCCCGAGAGCGACCGCTTTCTTGTGATCCCAGCACGTGCTGCGGGCCTCATTAAGAAGTCCGAGCTGAAGGATGCCTCGCTGACCGGTGACAGCACTACTCCGCTGCGCAACGGCCGTCTTGGCATGATCGACCGCTTCACCATCTACGTTAGCCACAACCTGAATGTTACCGGTGGTAATACTTCGGTCATCGCTGGCCACAAGATGGGCTTCACCTTTGCCACACAGATGACCGAGATGGAAACTCTCCGTGCTCAGTCGACGTTCGGCAATATCATCCGCGGTATGCAGGTGTACGGTTATCAGGTTGTGAAGCCTGAGGCGCTGTCCACTGCAGTCGTAAACTTCGCGTAAGGAGGGCTGACCAATGGTTGCTTACACCGACTCGTTGGGGTTCTATAAGAACTCCGCAGGCTTCACAGCCAACTACACCGACCGCGTGAGCGTCATCGAGATTGATCTCGACTTCGCCAAGATTGCAGCAGCTCGTTCTGCTGCAAGCGCCGCTGCTCTGGGAGCCGCGGACACGCTGGTCATTGGCACTCTGCCCGCAGGTGCGTACGTGGTGGCGACTGCCGTCACTGTTGTACGTGCTGAAGGTGCAGCAGCCACTGTCGACATTGGCGTCGCGGTTACACATGCGTTCTGGGGCAACAACGTGGACCTGAACGCGGCAGTTGGCACTACCGCGGGCCTGACGTCCGGGGCGTACTACGCAGCTGCGGATACCGACGTTCTGTTGACCGTCAACACCGCGGCCACTGACGCAGCACGCATCAAAGTCTCGCTGGCTGTGGTCAACATGGGTGCCGATCTCGGCACGATTCCAAACGTAACATAACGGTCGGGGCCCTTCGGGGCCCCACCTACCATTTGGGGTGTGCGCGATGACTACCAACCTGACAGCGAACAAAATCAAAGACACGTACAGCCAGCTGCTGCACGTCGACGGCGGGCCGGCGGCTACCGAGAAGGTCGTCTACAGCGGCACGGGCGTTGCCACAGCCCTGAAGGTCGGTACAGTGTCCGCCTCGGCTGGCAACGTACGCATCGCGGGCAACACGATCAGCAGCATTGACGAGAACGGTGACATCACCTTGAGCCCCAATGGGACTGGCTCGGTGGTTATCACTAAGGTTACATACGGCGATCAGGCGCAGGCGCGTACGGCGCTCGGCCTTGGTACCGCTGCGCTTGCCGCCACAGGCAGCTTCGCCACGGCGGCGCAGGGTGCGCTGGCCAGCACAGCTTTGCAGCCGGGTAGCAGCGGTACGATGGCCGCCCAGAACGCCAACAACGTCGCCATCACCGGCGGTACTATTCAGGACGTCGCCTTCACAGGGGCCTTCACTGTAAATGGCATCGCTGTTTTCGACCCGCGGCCAACGCTTTCCGGTTTGGATGTCACGACCAAGAACAAGGCCGCCACGCTCGATTATGTGGCGGGAGTCAACGTCAATAACTTTACTGGTGCCGCAGCACAGGCAGTAACGCTTCCTGCCGCAGTGGCGGGCGTCACCGTCATCCATGCTCAATCTGTCGACACAGCTGGCGGCGTTCTCACGCTGAGCTTCACCTGCGCTGGAACGGACGTCTTTGAGACAGGTAGCGTTATCCCTAGCCGCGTTGCAAATGCAGTCGCTTTTGCGGTGTCCACTGCGGGGCAGGCCACTCTGGTGTACACGCCCGCTGCTGCTGCCACAAACCTTTTCAGCCTTGGGTCGTACATTTACTTCTCGTGCACCTCAGACGGTATCTGGCGCATTAGCTACAGCTTCCAGCACCTTAGCACGGGCAACACTGGCGTGTTTGCTTTCGAAGCATAATTGTAGGCACTGGCCTAACCTAGACAGGAGACCATCATGGCTAAGTCCCCAGCGTGGACCCGCAAGGAAGGCAAGGACCCGAAGGGGGGCCTGAACGCCAAGGGGCGCGCGTCCTACAACAAGGCCAACCCGGGTAAGCCGGGACTCAAGGCCCCGCAGCCTGAGGGCGGCTCGCGTAAGAAGTCGTTCTGCGCGCGGATGGAGGGCATGAAGAAAAAGCTCACCTCTGCCAAGACCGCCAACGACCCGAACAGCCGGATCAATAAATCCCTCAGAGCGTGGAAGTGCTGATGGCAGACAAAGGTTCCCCCAAGCCGACCAACCCATCGCTTTGGTCGAGCGTCAAGGCGCAGGCCAAGAAGAAGTTCGATGTGTACCCGAGCGCGTACGCTAATGCGTGGGCCTCCAAGGAGTACAAGAAGCGCGGCGGCGGTTGGAAAGGCCCAGACAACCGGGTGAAGAAATGAGCAAGGGCGGCCTCGGCAAATGGTTCGGGGAGAAGTGGGTCGACGTGAAGACCGGCAAGCCCTGCGGCCGTTCCGGGTCTGAGAAGTCCAGTCGCTCGTACCCAGCCTGCAGACCGCAGAAAGCAGCAAGCAAGATGACTGCTGCGGAGAAACGTAGTATGTCTACCAAGAAGACCGGACCAGAGCGAAAGAGCTGGCCAGTAAAACCCTCAGGGAAAAGGACCAAAAAATGACACAGCGTTGGCTCAAGCACGCAGACGATGGGTACATCTTCGGGTGGACCCCAGACCTGTCACGGAACCCCAAGCTCTTTGAAGTCACCGAGGAAGAAGCGTTCCCCGAGCGTTCGGTACCTAAGGAGCTCGTCAAGAAGACACGCGCTAAGCGCGCAACGGGTCTTGATATTTCGACAGATGACATCCCGGAAGAACCGAAGTATACTTCGCCCGAGATAGAAGCCGACGCGTCAAGGGACCTGCCTGAATGACAGTTGCTGAGGTCATAACCGAAGTCCGCACGCTGGTGCAGGATACTCGCGCGCCGTATCGGTACTCCGATGCGGTGCTGCTGCGTTTCCTCAATCAGACCGTACGACGGATGGCCACGATTCGGCCAGACTTGTTCACTGTGATCGGGGAAATCCCGACTGTCGCTGGCACTGTGATACAGCGCATACCTACCACTGCTATTCGCCTTGTAGAAATCTACAACGTGCAGGGCGGCGGGGTAATCACCGAGGTGAACAAGGACGCACTCGACCAGACAGCCCCGATGTGGCGCTCGTCGTCCGCGGGGGTACCTGTGAACTACGTTCGGCATGTCCGGAACCCCGGTATGTTCTTCCTGTACCCGGCGCCCCAGAGCGGCACCGTTCTGGTTGCCGAGTATTCTGAGACACCTGCGCCGTATGCGTTGGGGGACACGATCACTGTGCCCGGCGATGCGTACATGCCGACGCTTATAAACGGCATCGTGTACCTGACCCAGTCGATTGACGACGAGCACGTGAACTCTGGGCGGGCGAAACTTTTCAACGATGCGTTCGTCCAAGACCTCATCGCTGACATGAAAACCCAGCAGCTGACTGACACAGACGCGGGCAGCCTAGACCCGAAACAGGTGGTGTAATGGCAGATCGCGCGTTCAGCTCACTCATCCCGCGGATTAACTCCAGTGTACCGGGGTGCCCGCAGCCGCTCATGGAGCAGGCGATCCGCAACACTGCGATCCGGTCTTGCGAGCGCACGCTGTTCTGGCGGCACGCTGAGCCTACGGCAATCGTGAGCCCGGGTGTGCACGAGTACTTTTACCGCAAGCCACAGAACACCGACGTCCATGTTGTGTTCGAAGCAACCATCAATGACAGCCCGCTGGAGCGGCTGACACTGGAGCAAGCCCTGCACAAATACCCGCAGTGGGCCGACCTGTACGCAGGTGTGCCGTACGAGGAGCTATGGGCTGGCTCAGGAGCGCTCAACGAGGCGGGTTACAACGAGCAGGGCCTCAACGCTGGGGCGGTGTTCCAGATGCCTGAGGCGGCACTGGGTGGGGCGTCAGAGCCACGTGCAATGACGCAGCTAACTCCAGACCAGTACATCCTGCTACCCCTTCCGGACGACGACGATACGTACCGGCTGCGGCTGGTGTACGCTCTGAAGCCAAAGCGAACTGCCGACGGTATGCCACAATATCTATTTGATGAGATCGAAGACGTATTGTTCCATGGTGCTTTGCAGGAACTTCTGGTATTACCAAACGAAGCGTGGGGTGACCGAGAGCTGGCCTCCTACCACGCCAAGCAGTACCTTTCACACGTGACAGAGCGCAGGGCACGTGCTAATCTGGGCAACATGCGTGGGACTATGGCAGTTCAGATGCGGCCCTTCGTATGATGACGGAGTCTGTTAATGGCGGTTAAACTGAAGAACAACGCGCGCGGGTTTCTCGCTGTCGCTATCACCGACATGGACACGCAGGTCACACTGGCTGCGGGTACTGGTGCTGCGTTCCCTGTGCTGAGCGCGGGCGAAAGTTTCTTTACCACCATCGTGGCAACAGATAATACCTTTGAGATCATGGACGTTACAGCGCGGGCCGGCGATGTGCTGACTGTTGTGCGCGGCGCCGAGGAGACGATCCCGCAAGCGTTTGGCCCGGGCAGCCTTGTCGAGCTGCGCGTGACCGTGGGAAACCTGACTAGCACAACCGCGTTGTTCCGTGAGCATCGCCCCGGTGATGCCCCTGATTATTTTACCCTGACGGGCGGCGCGCTCGCCACCGGCCTGAACGGAAAAGTCTACCGGTTCGCTGGTATGGGGACTGCGTACATGCAGTACTCTGTCCCGCTTGAGCTCGGCCAGACGTACACACTACGCCTCGGGTATCAACGGTTCACGGACAGCGGCGATCCTGCTAACGACGGCCTTACCGCGGGTATCGACTGGTACAACGGCTTCAACAACAAGATCGGCGAGACGGTTGTCCATTCAGACAACACGTTGCTGGTAAGCTCGCTACGGCGAGAGTTCTCGTATTCGCTCGGGTTTCCGGGCGGCGAAGTTTACGACGTTTACATTCCGCAGTCCGCGCGCTACGGCATCGCGTGGTATAGGTCCTACGGGGCCGGCCACGAGACAGACCTAGATACGCTGAGCTTGGCGCCGACGGCGCTACCTACGCCGCTGGTTGTCTCAGCGGATGAAATCGTAATCCCTTCCGATTTCCAGTGGCCTGCAGGTATGATCCCTGCTGGGGCTGGCGTTGCTGATTCGTACACTGTAGAGCGCACTTTCTACGTGACGATGGGCGGCAGCGATGCAAACACGGGGACTAGCCTCGGCGCCTCATTGGCGACTATTGGCGCGGCGCTTGCAAAAGCCGCGGCGCTCGAAGTCCCGTGTGGTGTGATTGTTTACCCCGGTGAGTATACGGTTCAGCCGGACACAGAAGTCCCTGTGAACTGCCTGCTGTACGGGTACGACCTACGTGCAACGAAGCTGTCGCTGCCCAATGGTTTGGCACAGAACAACATGTTCCTGTTGAACAGCGGCGTCAAAGTCCGCGGGTTTACGTTTACCGGATTGCAGCATGACTCAGCGCCAGACTACGTGAACGAAGACTCCGGCCTCGCAGCAGTTGCTGAGGGGGGCTACTTTACTGTCGGCCCGGAACTGTATCGGAAAGTAAACGGCGTGGCCACGCAGCCCGAGTACGACTACCCACCCACGAAAGGCTTTGCGTTTGTGTTTAAGCCCGGTGCGGTCATCATCCGTTCACCGTACATCTCTGACTGCTCTATGCTGCACAACTTCACGCAGGACCAGCTGACGCTGCCTATCGACCGTGCAGCGGGTAACCCGCTCATGCCGCGCGGCGGCGGTAACCTGCTGGCCGACGGCTCTGTGCTTGCGCCTTCCTCGCCGCTACGGTCCGTGGTGGTCGACAGCTTTACAGGGATCAACCCGAACGGCTACGCCTACCTGATTAAACGCAACGCGTTTGTGCAGCTTGTGTCGGTGTTCACGAACTGGAGCCGCTACGGCCTGTGGTGTCTCGATGGCGGGCAGGTTACGGTCGCCAACTCCAACAACACCTTCGGGGACTACGCGCTTGTGGCGACTGGGTTCCGCAACACGAT